CCTATTCCCATCCGCGATTGCATTAAGCGCAACCATGAGAACGCTCACTGGTGTGATCGCCCCATCTTACGCAATGGCCAAGTTCTTGAGACCTTGCCACTTCCCCTCTCTTTGAAGAGCGCAAGAAGTGCAGTAGTTCAGCCAACCGGCTGGATTCCAAGGGTCATGGGCTTGCCTTCCCAAGGTTTAAATCTTGGAGCAGGCAGTCAGCTTATGACCACACCTCTCTTGCCCCTCGCAAAGAAGGGAAAAGGTTTGGAATCTTGAACCTGGAACCCGATCGGGCTAAGATTTCTTCCGAGTTTGAGTCATAGATTCCACTTGCCGAGGCGTCGCCTTGTTAAGTAGTTTCCGTGACCCTTGCGAAGAAGTCTTCTTTCGCCTTTTCGAGTCGCCACGGGAAGGTAAGACGTGATGGTTGTTGATTACATTTATAAGGTCTAACAGACCTATATCCGTAACCGCCAACTGTCTCATCTTACTTATCCCACGGCACATCGCTGTGAGGTGATTAAGAATAGTTGCTTTGGAGCTAGCGATGGTCTTGTTTCGTCTTGTTGATAAAGTCGCAAAAGGGTCAAGGAAGAGCTGAACGTCCAAATGCAACCATTGCATAAGGTCATCAGACTCCCTAACTCTATGCGCTTTATCAAACTCTAATTGGAGCTCTGCGATATTTCGCAAGAGTACCCCAAAAGGAGGTAAGACGAACAGTAACGATTGGGCATCCAACCCTTCAGGCACCAAGGGTCGGAAACGCTCTAATTCCAACTGGAATCTAGAGAGCTCCGATACTTGGCGCTTGATAGCGGATTCTAGGACCCTAGCTTTGCACTCATTCAGATAGATTCCGATGAATTCGGAAGATTTCTTGAATGAGAAACAACCTAGGATCCCTCCCAAGACTATCGAGCCGAGTTTCTCGCACTTGATACGTCTCAGGAGTCTAGTGTCTTCTCGCGAAGGCAATAGATAGAACTTCCATGCTTTGTCGGCAAGGCGGTCTGACAGACTACCTCGCCCCAGAGCTAGGAAGAACTCCGCTAACAAGCCCCGGGAAACCAAGGCACTTCCTCGCGGTAACCAGCGCTGCTCGACTTCTCTGAACCAGGTAGCGACCTCGTAATATGAAAGTCTCCTTATCGCTTCCGTCGGAAGCAAGTTTGGATTCTTTTTAATATTAACGAAGCGCATCGCCTCGAACAGGGAACCGAGTGGAGCCCCGGTGACCTCCTCTCCTAAGTAGATCCATCTCTTCGCGAATTCATACGCGTTTTTTGACACGTGTGTTTTCATCGAAGAAACTTCTACTCCTAATTCGCCAAGAATAGTGGCGTAGCACTGAGCAACAGCATCGTTAGTAATGACGATGTCGTCGCCCAGCAATACGTAACCTTCCCAAGTGATTGGGAGGCCCGCTCGCTTAGCAGCGAGTCGCACTATCGCATGATGGGTAATCGCAAATGTGGTCCAAGAGCTATAGGCTCCCATGGGTTGCCCCGCTCCGTAGCGTACGGAGCCAGGCATCCATGTTAGCTTAAACTCTCGGTCACATAGCAATGACCACCACGCAGCCGCATACTCCGGTGAAGTGAGTGTCGCTAGGATAGACTTCTGTAACAATACAGGCATTCTATCTGTCGCAGCGCTCAATTCACAAGAGTGATACGGTCCTTGACGAGGTAGTTTAGATCGGAAGCTACCTTGATCAAAGGTACAGTCAGGCTTGAGGCTCCGCAAAAGCGCAAACTGCGCTTTGTGTAAAGGCTCGAAGCATGTCTGTGTCCAATAATCAAGGATAGCAACGATTCGGTTCTTAGCTTCCTTGTCCTTGATGCAGGAAAGTCTGGAGATAATTCCTTTCGGTTTTATCCCGACTAACTCGCACCAAGCAAGGGGGCTGACGGATCGGATTGTTCTAATCGTAAGGGCTAACTTCTCACCCCCACAAAGGGCCAGTTTACTAATCTGGTCCTCGGTGAGGAGAGAAGCGTCCTCGATACTTCCGATCAAGGCTTGCGCATTGGGACCAGATTTGGTCGTAACATGCGGACGTTCCCATTCGGGAACGTCGAGCTTCCAACCCAGTCCTTTCACTATGCCTGTGAGTTCCTCCTCCATCACGGAGGATACTGGAACAGCAGGGAGAGTGATTGGATCTAGGTCGGGGCTCTTCCAGCCAGATATTATCCTGCTAAACCCTAACAGGGTTAGTGCGAGACGTATCTCGGGTGGTCGCTTGTTACGTATCAACTCAACGAAGGGAAGAGTCGCAGCATGCGGCAATCCGTCTCCGTCGAGAGTGATACCAAACCCTGGTGTATCTGACAAAGGTTGCCCACAAAGGTAGCGCGTACATGCGAGTCGGAGGGATTTTATCCATCCTATCGTATCTACGCCTCCCCGAGTGGCCTCCCGATGGCAGATCATCTCAGTCCAAGTCTGAATTACCCCCTTATCAGGCTTAAGCCCTAAGTATGCCTTGGACAGGAACATAATTATGATCCTGCTGAGGTTTAACTTAAGTTTAAGCATGGTAAGTGTTTAGAAGTATGTAGTTTGGCTCATCTTTCGGGATGAATCACCAAGGCCCATCTTCAAGCCAGAACCGACCACCCCCGTCTCTCACGAGAACGGGAAGGTAGTTAGGCCAAGGCATGAGGTTGGAATGGTTACCAACAGGCAGTGCCCTGGATTACTACCCCCGATGGGGG